ACTACCGTTGCAACTCCAATCGGTCCACCAAGATTTTCAATAATACCAGTTATACTTGGACTTGAACCCTGACCAATTTTAACTCCTGGTACAACTGCTGTGTTAAGAGTTCCAGTGATTGGAAGTTTTAACTTTCTTGGTAGACCTTCAATTGGATTATTTGGTAATTTAGAAACATTAGTACCATTAGGTGTAATGTCTGTATTGTAAAAAGTTACTGTTCCAGAAGGAACAAATTGTGCTTTATACAATTTGAAGGTTAAATCTTGATATTGGCTTGCTGTCCAAATAGTTCCATTTTGAGATTTGAATAAAGATCCACCAATATACTGTTTGGTAACAACAACATTTTGAACATCAGGTAAATTTTGTGTTCTAACTGTTTTTTGTCCCATTGTTGCAGTCCACATCTCATAAGCATCTGATGCTGGAGAAAGAATAACAATAGCATATTCACGATTTGCTTCCAAAAATACTGGAGAAGAGAATCTAATTCTTGTTGGAATTGGTTCAAATGGATTCGCATCATTAATATTAATTTGATCTGGATTTAGTGCAATTTGAGTGTAATCTTGGACAAGGAAAGATGTTGGCGTACCAAGTTCAACTGTTCTAAGTTCAACGTAAATCTTGGCAGATGGATCTTTCGTCGCAAAGTATAGGTCAAACGAAGTTAGGAATGCACCTTTACCATCGACAGTGAACGATTGTGCTAATGGATCTCTGTGAGGAGCTTTGACCTGAACAGAAACTTCAGTTGGTTTTGCAGCAGGTTGGGGTGGATTTCTGACAGAAACTCTACTTGTCTCCTGAGTCAGGATAGTTCCAGATCCACTGTATGTACCAACAGCTTCACTTGCAAATACAGTTGATCCAGGTAGCGGAGTAACGCCGGGAGGAACAGCGGTAACTTTGACTGTCTTTGTTCCACTAGTAACTTTGACTGGTGGTGGTGGATTTGAGTTTGGATCTCTGAAGAAGAAGTTAGCAACAATATCTCCCCAGTTATCAGATACCAACTCTGCCCTGGATATTTTTGCAACTGCACCACTTGTTTCGCCAACAACAGTAGCATCTTTTATAACATAACCATAATACTTTTCTTCGGTTGCTAAAGCTCTTACTCCAAAATTAATCAATTTTGAAGTTGCCGAATATGAAGTTCCAGGAGCTGGTCTAGTACGATCATATGGGTCGACACTATACTCTTCAACAAGAACAGCAGGAGATCCTAGTCCAGCACCAATATCTGGTCTAGAAGTATCTCCAAACTTATGATTTGGTCTTTGTATTCTTACGTAAGCAATTTGTTGTCCACCATGATAAACACGAGCATCTTCAAATACTTGGAAAGTACCGGATTGCATGTCAATTTCACACAATTTAGGAACAATATCAACTTGTTGACTATCCAGATAATGATAATGCTTAGTGAAAGGTCTCAATCCATTTGCATTAAAGTATACGTTTCTAGAACGCATAAATGGATCAACTGTTCCACTTATTTTAACATCTTCAACATAATTAAATTCTCTAGCAGGACCAGTTAATTTAGGAGTATATTGCGTAGTTGTTGTGGTAGTTGTAGTAGTTAATGTTCTTACACCCTTTTCACTTCTATTACCACCTTTCTTGTAAGTCTCTTGCTCTGTCGATACATTTACATTTGTATTAACATTTGCTTCTTGTACCCATTCAGCACCAGTAGACTCTGTTCTATTGTCATCAATATAAATTGTTCTGACCCAGTTATCTGATGCTGGGTCTAGTTGCATACCACCAACAAAAACAATAACATTAAATGGATTTACATTTTCAACATTGGTTGCATGTGGTTGCTCTATCCAATCAACCTCATCATACTTTAATGTAATTAAATCTCCGGTTTTTTGTACGTTGGGATCTAATAATTTTAGGTTTTGTGAAATATCAGTTTTTGTTCTATCAATTCCAGGATCAAGTGCCAACTCTGCCGGCATTGACCAGAAATCAACAGGAGCAATACCAGTAGGATCTGCTTTACTGATATCAATTGTTGTATATCTCTTGTCTGCAAGTGATTTGTCTCTAAAACTGGTAACAATAAAACCAGATTTAAATCTATTCAAACCATTTGCATCAGTAACCTCTAAGGTCTGTGCCTTTAACTCTAACATACTTAGACTGGTTACTTCTTCCAGATTTTCAATTCTCTGCTCTAACTTAGCAATATCCCTCATTGTAAATCTTCTGTTATCTCTCAACAGAATTTGAGGATCTTTTTGGGGATTAAACAAATACGCAGGATAACTAATCTGGGCAAGTTCCATTGCGTCATCTGCTAAGATTGGTGCCTTAGGATTATCCGAAGATTCACCCTTAACAACTTCAACCTCACTAAAACGATTTATTGTTATTAAATCAATTCTTGGTAGATAATAACTATATCCAATAAATGAAGTTTCATCTGGTGAAACTACATATCTAAAATTACTTTCATAAGATCTGGAGTTGAATGCAAATGGTGATGATGTTGCACTATCTGGATTAAATTCTTCAACTCTTGGTCTGAAATCTAAAATGTCAGAAACTCTTGTCCCATTTGGTACAGAAGGTAGATCATTTGCATACCTCTCTTCGGTGTAGGAATTTACCGTAAAAATGTCCCCACTATTTCCAGGAGAAACTTTATAGTAATCAAATACTACTAAAAGTTGACGTGATGGGATAGAAGATCCGGATTTTCTCCTTATTCTCGAATAATCACAATACTGATTTTTATGACCCTTATCTAAAATGTAGTTAGTGGTCTTATTAATATAACTTCCAAAAGTAATATCTTGAATAACTGCAATTATAGAGGATTCTTTAAAAGTAACTGCTTCACCAACTTCAAAATTATTTTCATTCAAATATACAAATTCTATGGTTGAAGATCCTTTATTAACAACTTGTGCAACTGCTCTACTATTATCTCCAACGATTTTTTCTCCTGTAATGGCATTCACATCTAATGAAAGTCCAGTAGCAAATGTTAGTTTATCTAAAACTGGTACGGAAGAATTTGTAGACTCGTAGACTGCTCTAATATTTACAACGTCTGGAACATTCAAACAAATCTCTTCATCCTCGACTCTAAGACCATAGTATTTGCTGGTAGTGAGACCACTGGAAGTTGATCCAGATTGTGTTGAAATTCCACTCGTTCTTGTAATTGATACTTGTCTACTTCTTATAAAATCTTTCGATTTATTTGCAACCTGCCTCTTTTTAAGAGTCACATTAACGGTTACATTATTTTGATTACTTCTTAAACCAGTAAAGATCGCAGAAGATCCATCAGGACCGAGAGTAAATTTACTGGAAGTCAAACGATCAGTTGTTCCATCACTATAATGAACAGAATATCTTTCGGCATCAAAAGATTCAAAGAATACACTAGTAATTCCTGCGCTAGTGTCTAGCGCATCAGCAGTAGTTATTGTTAGAGATCCAGTTGCACTAGTGCTCCTTCCTGTAATTTGTTTAGATATAGTGAGTTCAGAAGATGATAAGTCAACTGATGCAATGTTAATCTTTGGTAAATTTGTGTATAATCCTGAGGAAATAATGTTTAAAACTTTGGGTTCCATCAATGAGAACACTGAATCCCCATTGTCTACACTAGATCTACATACCGATGTAATTGCATATCCAACGGCAGCAAGACCGATTGAAGATCCATCAGCAGCAACTGATGTTATTCTATTGAAGTTTGGATCTGTTTGCCCACTTTGATATCTAATAATTGCTTCTGTTTTAATTCCAGTAGTACCTGAAAAAAATCTTCCAGGGACTTTTCCAGTATTTCCACCACTAACAGTTAATTTATCAGTAATAGAAAAGTTTGGTGGTGTTCTTTCATAAAGAACTGTATCAGCAAAGAAATCACTTTGAAGTGAAGTGTTTAATGTTGTAGAATCTTGATATACTGATTTTATGTCTTCAATAGTATATGCAATTAAAGTAGTTACACCAATTTTTAGTTGTGGATCTTCATTTATAATTACCTGCTCACCAGATAAAAATGTTCCAGAAGTTTGAGAAAGACTAAAAGCGGAAGCATTTGGCTTTGCTGCCAAATAACCAGTTGCTCCACTGGAAAGACCTCTAACAAAAGAACCCAGTGGAACTTCTGTTGTTGTGTATGATCTTGAAAGATATAATGTAGTATATGTTTGAATATCAAATAAGTATAGATCCCATTCAGTACTGTCGGTAGAATATGGGGCATCAGAAACACCATACCAATAAACTCTTGCCTCACCGATTTTTTGTCCACCTCCTCCTGGCGTTCCTGGTCCAGCGCCACCACTATCTCTTCTTCTATTATAAAGTTCAATAATATTCGATTGTGTTGTTTGCGTACCACTCACAGAAGCTCCAATATTAATATATGGAACTCCATGAACATTGTTGACTTTTAATAGACTACCCATTGCAAATGGGACAAGAGATCCATCTACTCTCTTAGTCGTTCTTGGTTTTTCTACATCAACAACAGTTGATCCAACTAAATCAATATCAAATCCTTTAACATATGCAGTTCCAGCAGAAACTTTAACACACATTAAGTCATCATTTGGAATATTGCCTTGCTCAGTTCTTTGACCATCATTATAAAGACCACCATTTCCTGTTTCATTATTGAGTGAATTAGCAACTGTAACTCTAAATGGATTTACTGCATAGTTGCCTGATTCATCAAAAGTTCTTTTTGCAAAATAATCTTTGATTATACTATACTCTGACTTATTTTGTAATTTTTTAATTTGTCCTTGATCTACCTTAACTAACTCTACGAAGTTGGTATCATTAAAATCGAGTAATTGCTTCTTCGCTAATTTTACGCTTATTTTTAGTCTGTCAGCACCTGGCGCTGCGTAATTAGTAAATCCCTTTGCATTATCATTAAGATCTGAATCATCATCAGAACTAATAATTTCTTCAAGAATATCAAAACCAACTCTATATGAAGGTTCGTTGTTATATGGATCTAAGACAATTTGTGTATTTGGTACATCAACAAATACACCTCTGATGAAATATACACCCTTTGAAACTCCAACCGCATATCCAGTGCTAGTTGAATTGGATGAAACTAGTGTGATAACACTATCACCACTATTCAAAGTTGTATTGCCGTAGGTAACATTCTCCTCTAGAATGAGAATTTCCCCATTAGAAAATTGTAAAGTTTCTCCATCAGAACCACCATCAAGATACTTTACAAATAAAGTAATATCTTCGACACCCTCTTCTGGTGGTAAAAGATATCCTTTAAGTGATCCAACAATTCCAGAAGACTGACCTCTTACTCTAACTCCTCTACTATTATTGGCAGTTGTTAGTGCATCAAGATAAACTGTAACATCTATTCCAAGATGATCTGGATTAACTTTAATTGTTGTGAAGGCATTATCGCAGGTGATTCCACCTGGAATAACCATAGATCCTTCTTTAAATAGATGACTTCCAAAAGACTCTATTTGATTTTGTAAAATTGATTGAAGACCAGTTAGTTCTCTTGCCTGGATTGGATATCCAGGTTTAAATAACACTCTGTAATAATTATCTTCCTTATCAAAATCGTCATAGTAAGGGCTTACATTTAGGTTAGTCTTCTGTGGCATTGTTTAAAATTCCAGTACAATTTTGATGTCTTCTTTTTGGCGCGAACTTCGACTGATGGAGGGTCGATTATCGAGATAAATTATATCTCCTGATCCTTTATTTATTTCAGGAGATGCCATACCTGAGGTGAAATTAACACCTAAATTAATTAACTTTGCTCCTGTTGGATTTGTAGATATTCCCGAAAATCCAGCATCAATTGATGCTGAAAATCCTGATGATTTTCCAAGAATTTGATTTGCTGAAGATTCGAAAGAATATGGTCTTCCATTTGTAGATATACCAACGTAATCTTGTTGATCAAGTGTTGTTTGATTATAATATAAAGAACGATCTCTAAAATATTTTAAAACCTTAGTTTCACTGTCCCAAGAAGCAACATACCCATAAGCTCTTCCGGTACCGCCAGAAACTATTTGTTCTATTTTTTCTCCAATAGATGGAGTTCCGCTTACTATGGAAAACTTTAAAGAGTATAAACCTGTAAAGGTATTTTCAGTATATACCTGAGTTGATCCTATTGATGTAGGATTTTTTATAATTGCAACTTGTGCAAAACTAGTATCAACTGGGAAATCTTTTGTAGAATCATCAAATCTAGCATAAACTAAAACTTTATCTGTCCCAAGTTCAGTGTAAAGATCATATCCATGCCCTTTTGATGGGGGTATAATTGGAATTAATTTAGCACTATTTCCTATGGAATTTGTATTAATTGATCCGAGATCAACGAGAGCATAACTATAATCTTTTCCGCCAGAAGTAACAACTGTATTTGTTATTTGACCACCCTCAACATCAACCCTTACTCTACCACCACTCCCGTCTCCTATGATTGATAATTCCTGACCTAATCCATTAGAATAATTGGATCCAGATTTTTCAATATAAACAGTTTTAATTTGATTATTATTTGCCGTAGAATCTCCTGATTCTCTAACCGCAACTATTTGAGAATTAGTTGATGTCAACCAATTATTAGGAACCGTAATATATTCGGTCGAATCAAATTTTACAATATCGCTCGGAGAAACCGTAAACAAATATTTCCAAATATATCCATCTCCACTATCTCCCGCTCTGGAAGGTTCTAAATCAGTAAATGTTGGTTCATCTTGGGAGACATTTCCCTTTGGACTAGATCCACTTGAACCATTTTCAATGCAAATATAAACTCTATAATCAGAATTCATTACGTAGTAATTTGCACCATACAATCTCGAAGAGTTTGTTAATGGACTTGGGTTAATTATACTATAATCATCCCTATACATTTCATATCTATTTCCTGCTACCCAATCAATCCTTCTAATTATTCTTCTTATATTTGCTGCAGTTATTCTTTTACCATATAATATAGTATCCAAATAATGTTTGTTATATGAAAAATTATCAATAGGTGCGGGAGGATTTAGATTCCATGAAGTAGATCTTCCAAAACCAACAACCGTTGGGTTGGGAAGACCGACTACAACATAGTATGAATTATCAGTAGACTCAACAGAATCTACAAAATTACTGGCATTCAGAATTCTAAATTGATCAGTAACAATTGCTGACATATTTAAACTTTTTTATGTATTTATATCTCATTATTAAATGTTAGAAAGTTTTCTAATTCCACCAGTATTTCTTAATCCAAAAGATCTCCTTTGGATGGTTGGGAATGTTGATAACCCAGAGTCAACTGTCAAACCAGTAACACCTATTGAAACCGCCTTTGTTCTTGTGGAGAAATTATATAGTCTTCCCCAAGAAATATTTCCAAGTGGTAGTGTAGTGGATCCAGAAGTGTTTATACCAATAATGTTGCTATTACTGTGTATGTTGCATATTATTTCTGCATTTGGACCAAAATTAATTTTTGAGTTGACAATATAAACATTATCTAAGAAACTAGTGCCTATACCAACAATAGATGAGTTTCCACTATTAACTGATGTTAAACCACTACCAACTGTTGTATTATAAACAAATATTGGATATCCAGGTTGTAAATCATTAGCGTCAGATGAATTTGATCTAAAATTAATTTTTAAAGCAAGAGGATGACCACCAGTTCCTGTTGTAGTGCTAATTCCTGTAATTATTCCAGAGAATCCTTGAACATTTGCAATAGATTTAACAAGTTCGGTTGTTGGTTTTGGAATTTCAGATATAACTTGGGGTGGATTTGATTGAGTGTATCCAAATCCTGGATTCGTAATCGTCACAGAAACTACGCTTCCGCCAGAAATACTCGCAACTGCAGATGCTGTTGTTCCAATACCCACACCAATTGATGGTGGAGCAGATATTTTAACTGGAATTGAAGATGCTGAATATCCAATACCAGAACTAGTTATTGTAATATTTGAAATTGTTCCTGCAATTGAAACAGTTGCAGTAAATGCTGCTGAAACTGGATCAGTTCCTTGA